GAGAACAATGTGAATTACCCAGGAAATCCATCTAGAACGAGCTACCTGGGCTTGAACTCACACTGTTATCTTGGAACTTTATGTTTAACTATTTGACGCATGATGGATCCTCCTGAAACCAGGATGATGGGGATAGGTCCAAACATCAGGACGGTGGGTGCAACTGCGAGTGCCACCTTCACCTTCTGACTTAAAGAAAGATCCTGCATATATAGTAATGTACGGATATTCTGTCTGGCTTGTGCCATTGAATCGTCGTCTTCTGACCAAGGTCTATAAGTTCAAGCATATCCCTCACATCACCATATCGACCAATCACGAAGACGTCCCGGACCCTGTCAATCTTGGTCAGCTTTATGACGTAGTGGATTTCAAACCGTACGGTCTTATTGGAAAGCAGTACAAGTTCGATCCTCTTAATGCTGTTGGCTGGGAGTGCACTGTCGAAGATCTCTCGATTAAGCACACACCTCACATGAGTCACATGTATTCATTCTATCCTTATGACAAGGTGTATTCGGTATATCCGACACCGATTCGCCTGATCGCAGAGGTGTGTGTCGCCGATACAAGATCACCAGACTGGGAGGAATGGAAGATAATTAAAGAAAAGCTTCCAAGATAAAGTACAATGGCTTTTTTACCTTTTCTTCGGCACGGCGATCTTTATGACCTTCTGGACACGACGTCCAAGGTTCTGAACGAAATCCCCAACATTGAGAAACATTTTCACGGTAAGTTGGCGGACAGATTTATTTACAAGACCACCAAGTCCCTCGATGACGGCTTTGAGATTGAGATGCATCTTGCCGGTGTGGGCAAGGACAACATTCACATCACACTTTCTTCGGATGACCACGAGGTGACGGTGGCTTACGGAGAGAACCGGAGTGCCTCATTCGATTTGCCCAGTTACGTGGATGTATCGGATGAGGGTTACAAGGCGAGTTACATTGACGGTGTTCTTCGACTGTTCTTCAAGATGCGAACTTCGGACAAGAAGCGTCGTGAGATCAAGCTTGATTAGACGAATAGTGTTCCGCCCAGTCCGCCCTGGCAGCGGAAGACATTAAAGTTTATCGCGTAGAGTCTTGCTTTACGCGATACGCTATTATTTACCAGAGTTATTTCAAAAATCTGACTTGAAATGCGGCTCATGTTGACAGTTCCTGAAGGTATTGGTCCAATATTTTGTCCTATGCTAAACAAATTCATTTTATAACTTGGTGTATTACCGTAGTATTCATATGGCTGAACGGCTCTCATGGACATTTGATCCAGGTTGAAATAAACTTGCCCGTTAAGGAATAGCTTCCAATTGGTAACTTGATCGTTTAAATAGCTTGAATAGTTTTCTGATACACCTGAAGAATAATCAAAAACACCCAAGGTTCCAGAGTCATTTTGCACGACAAGAATTAACTCCGATACGGGATTTTGAATTACTGTTTTAAAACGAATTTGATTTAGATCTGTTAATGTGATGCTTGCCAGTTGAGATTGTTTAATTATATAATCTATTTGTTTTCCCATAAAATATTCTCTATGTTCATCTGACAAATAGATTGCTTGTAAATCAAGAAAAACAAAAGGAATAGGCAAATTATTAACTTCGTTTTGTTCTCTCATTGTAATTCTTACCTCAATCGTGTGCCTATTCAGTGCTAACAATGGAAATGCGTTTGTGTAACCTCTTCCAAAAAAAGGCAATTCAACTAAAAATTGTCGAGCATTTGTGTTTGTACCATAACTCAATGGAGTGCAATTGCGTTTGAGAATGGTATCATTACTTTCGCGAATTCTTAATGAATCTTTTAAATCTGACATTAATGCCATATATTCACCTGTCAAACTTACTATCGTCTGACCTCCCACAATAAGTTCGGCCTTTTGTATAAAGGCATGAGCGATATCCTGTGGTAAAGATCTTGTATTTTCATAGTTAAAATTAAGGTAAAATCCTGTGATAATATCACATGTGTCATTGTCTATTGTACATATTGTTGAATTACCAAATCTAAAATTATTATTAAATGCCAGACGAATGTTCTCAGAGGTGTAACTTGCGCGTCCCGTGAAGATTTTTTGATAATAACTGACTTGCGGATCTCCGGTCAAAAAGGTGTCTTGGTATCCTGTGACGGCGAGCCGCATTCTAATATGATGTGTTAAAAAAAGATTTCAAAAAATGCGTGTAGACTAGTAGATATGAACGTTCAGCTCAAAAAATTCAATCCCGCTTCAATGGGCGACGACAAAGTCTGCGTGTTCATTGGTAAGCGAGGGACTGGAAAATCGACGTTGGTGACAGATATCCTCTACCACAAAAAGCATCTCCCAGCGGGCGTAGTCATGTCTGCAACCGAAGAAGGGAATCACTGGTACCAGCAGTTCATTCCGGATCTGTTCATCTACGGGGAATATGACAAGGACATTATCGAGAGGGTGATTGACAGGCAGCGAAAGATGGTGAACCTCAAACCTCCGCCGGGAAAGGCGGAGTTGACTTCACGGGACGTCGGTGCATTCATCCTCATGGATGACTGTATGTACGACCGCAAGTTCCTCAAGGACGCGTGCATCCGCCAGTGTTTCATGAACGGACGCCACTGGAAGATATTTTTCATGCTGACGATGCAGTACTGCATGGACTTGAGTCCCGACCTCCGCGCCAACGTGGACTATGTATTCATCGCTCGCGAGAACGTCATCCAGAATCGTGAAAAGTTGTACAAGTCCTTCTTCGGAATCTTTCCCAACTTTGACATGTTCAATCAGGTGATGACTGCATGCACTGAGAACTACGAGGTTCTGGTCTTGGACAACACCAGCAAGTCCAATCGAATTGAGGACTGTGTCTTCTGGTACAAGGCCAAGATCCACAAGAACTTCCGGGTCGGCTCGTCTCAATTTTGGAATCTCCACCAGAAGACATACAAAAAGGCCGGAGGAGCCACGAAGCCGGGTCAGGATCCTAATGAAGTCAAACGCACTAGGAACGCCCAAACCCTACAAGTGAAGAAGTTGAAATAATTATTCAGGGAGAAAACATTATCCACTTGGGCATCCAACAAAATGGAAGCCAAATCCATCGCACTCATGACGAATGCGCTCGTGTCCTCTGGTTTGGTGAGTGAAGCCAAGGCAGATACACTGGCCACCCACCTCAGCAAGGGTTCTAAGAACTGGTGTATCAAGCAAATGAAGCCCGGGGACGTGAATGAAACCCAAAAAGAGATCCAAAAACTAAACTCAAAGGTGTGGATGGAATATATAGCCAAGAGGAACTACATATTCGACGTCACCGACAGTGGTCCGGTAAAGCGCAAGACACCGTTGGTGGAAAAGCAGGAACGTCTATTGGCTATCAAGAACCAGATGGTCGGTGAGACCTTTACACCACCCATACAAAAGGTCAGCAAGAGGCTTCTGGATCAGGCACGACTAAAACGACAGCTCTTCTTGGTCAAGAAAGACATAGAAGAAATCGAAAATGAGACGAAGGGCCTATCAATGATCAACCAAAAACTAGAACGCTACTTCATTCGCCGACCTTCCTTCAAGCCCAAAATCTTCATCGGCCAGGAAGACGAATACCTCAACCTTCCTGACATCACCAAGAGGAAACGTATTCTCAAGAGGCTTTTACACCTTTTGAACATGCATCGTCTTAACAAGATGGAGAAGATACATGCTAAACTCACACAAGTTCGCAGGGACACGATGTCAAAACTGGTTCAGATACAACGGGACATTTACATCAACTCCAATGAATGTTGGACGCGTGCAGAGAGAGCATCATTTTTGACCAAGAAGCATGCAAATGACGAACTCAAAACCGAGCATGCCAAAATCTCGGAACATATTTCATCTAATCTGAGCGACTACATGGTCGAGATACCAAAACCTTTCAAAAATGTCACGATCGTCAGCGAGAATGACGCGCGAGCAAACTGGAAGAATCCAGAGTTCAAACGACTCTACGCAAGCCGAATGCGATCACTGATCTACGCAATTCGCAACAACGACAAGTCCATGTTTTTGGACAGGATCAAGAGTGGAGAACTCAAGCCAAATACATTCGACACCAAGGAGATATGGGATCTTTGGTATCAGGAACCAAAGAAGGAGGTGGTCGAGAAGAAGCCCGAAGAGTACGACGATGGGATGTTCAAGTGTGGCAAATGTAAGTCCATGAAGACGACCTATATAGAGAAGCAAACACGATCTGCAGACGAACCGATGACCTTATTTATCACCTGTAGGATGTGTGGTCACGTGATGAAGCGTTAAAGAAAAGACGTGGAAGATAATTAGAATGTGTAGCATCTGCGGAGAAGATATTTCGTTTGTCTGTAAAGCACAAGTCCGTTGTGGTCACCACGTCCATCAAGCATGTCGTCTCAATCTCATTCCTTTATCAAAATGTTCAATATGTAATAAAAATATAATTGATAAACTTGATGTCCGCATAAGTGATAATGATGAACCATGTCATAAACGTTGTGATACAAACACACGCCGTTACTATCCACCCTGTCCGGTGGAAGGATGTGGCATGGCTCTGCACAAATATCACATCATCACAAATAAACAATATCAAGAACTCATCGTGAAACTCGAAGGAAAGACGTTTGAAGAACGCATGGCGATCTACCTTTC